AAAAAAATGGTTTGCTCAAAATTGGGTGGACATAGGTAGTAAAAGAAAAGATGGATCTTTTGCTAAGTGTGGTAGATCAAAACAAAAAGCAGACGCAAAAAGAAAATATCCAAAGTGTGTTCCTTTAGCAAAAGCTAGACGTATGTCTGAAGGTCAAAGAAAATCTGCAGTTTCAAGAAAAAGAGCTAAGGCTCAAGGTGTTGGAGGTAAACCAACAAATGTAAAAACAATTTTAAAAAAAAACATGGGTGGTATTATTTCCGATCAAAGACGAGCAGGTGTTGCCCAAAGGGGATTTGGATTTAAAGGTGTATTTTAGTGCCGTTAAATAAAAAAGGACAAAAAATAATGAGGTCTATGAAAAAGACCTATGGTAAAGAAGCAGAAGCTGTTTTTTATGCGTCTAAAAACAAAGGAGTAATTAAAGGTGTTGAAAAAAAGAAAAGATCCCAAAGTAGGAACAGGAAAAAAACCAAAAGGTAGTGGACGACGTCTCTATACTGACGAGAATCCGCGTGATACTGTGTCTATTAAGTTTGCTACTCCTGCTGACGCTAGAAGAACAGTGGCGAAAGTTAAAAGAGTTAACAAACCATTCGCAAGAAAAATCCAAATATTAACCGTAGGGGAACAACGCGCTAAAGTAATGGGTAAGTCTCAAGTCGCAAGTATTTTTAAGAAAGGTAAAGATGCAATTAGAAGAACAAATAAGAGATGACGTTCGCAAATGGTCCCTACATTTTTTAGAGGTTCCTAACGTACATCTTGGTGGAATGCCTGCTTGTCCTTTTGCAAAGAGAAGTTGGGCACAAAATAAAGTCGTTGTTGAGGTCAAACCTAAGCATAAATGGTATAAAGCTACTTTAAATAAACATCTAGAAAAAATACATTTTGACGTAAGTGACTTATTGATTTTTTGTGATCCGTATTTTAATTACTCGTTGGAAGGATTTCAGGACTGTATTGATGCGTACAATAAGTGGTATAATAAAAAGGATATATTTTTTATGGGTTTTCATCCCGACAACCCAGCCAACGAGGAGGAGCAAGAGTTTCTCGTCACTCCAAATGGGGACGCCCCTACTGTAGATAGTGAGCTTAGATACTCCATGATGTTGGCACAAAAGTTCTCGCTATTACAAGAAGCTTCTGATACATTACACAAATCTGGGTACTATAAGTTGTGGCCCAGAGGGTACTATCAAGACGTTGTAGTATCGAGAGCAAAAACCTATAGACGAATATTCGGAGGTCAATATGATGGGTAAAAAGAAACAAGCTATGAGAAAAGGCGGCATGGCTGGTAAAAAGAAAGCTGTAAAAAAACGTGGCGGCGGAATGATGAAAAAAGCAGGCGGCGGCATGATGGGTAAAAAGAAAATGGCTGGTGGTGGAATGATGTCACCTAGAAAGAAAATGGCCATGGGCATGATGGGCGGCGGCATGGCTGGCAAGAAAAAGCAAGCTATGAAAAAAGGCGGCGCAGCAAAAAAGAAACAAGCAAAAAAGAAAGCCGTTAAAAAACGTGGCGGCGGAATGATGAAAAAGAAGTAAATGCCAACTTACGCTAGCACAGCAAATTTTGACCTCAGCATAGATGATATAGCTGAGGAGGCATATGAGCGTTGCGGTTTGCAAATTCGTAGTGGATACGATCTGCAAACTGCTAGACGTTCGTTAAATATTTTATTATCTGAATGGGCAAACAGAGGATTAAATCTTTGGACAATTCAGTTACAAGAAAAAACATTACCTGCAAACACAACAAGTTTAACTGGCACAAATCTATTCGGATCTGCTGCAAATGATAGTCAACAGATCGTAGACATCACTGATGTTGTAATAAGAGATAGTAGTAACAATGATTTTGCTGCTACATCTATAAGTAGATCTACGTATTTTAATTTTACAACTAAAACAACCAGCGGAAGACCAACTCAATACTATTTTGAACGTACGATAAACCCAACACTATTTCTATATCCTGCTGCAGATGTAGCTTACACTCTAAAGTATTATGCACTTGTTCGGATGTTTGATGCGGGGGACTACACAAATAATGCTCAGATTCCTTTTCGTTTTCTTCCATGTATGACTGCTGGTTTAGCATATTATATCAGTATGAAAAAGTCTCCAGATAGATTAGTAGCATTAAAACAAATCTATGAAGATGAGTTTCAAAGAGCTGCAGCGCAAGATGGAGAAAGAACAAGTTTATTTCTTACACCTAAAACATACTTTCCGAGCGTCTAATGTCTAGATTTGCATCTGGTAAATTTGCAAAAAGAATATCTGATAGATCAGGTATGGCATTTCCTTATAACGAAATGGTGGAAGAATGGACTGGTGCAAGAGTTCATTACACTGAATATGAAGCAAAACATCCTCAATTAGAGCCTAGACCTATTGTTCAAGACCCTCAATCTTTGCAATTTGCAAGAGCACAAATAGCTAATTCTACTTGTTTTGTAGGACTAATAGGAGTTAACACTAATAGGTTTGCAAGTGTCGGCATGCAACCTAAAACAGAGGCTAAAGAAACAAGATTGCAGAGTTTTGCTGGAAATGTTACAGTGAGTACATCATGACTGATTATTCTGATTTATTATCTAATGTAAGAAATTACACAGAAACAGATTCAAATGTTTTAAGTGATTCAATAATAAATCAATTTATTGAATCTACAGAAGATAAATTAAGAAGAACAGTAGATCTTACATACTATAGAAGATATGATACAGCTACTTTAACTGTAAACAATCCTTTTTTACCACTTCCTGGAGACTGGGAAGCTACAAGATACATACAATTAATAGATGGATCTGATAATAGAACATTCTTGATACAAAAAGATATTTCATTTATGAATGAGTTTGCGCCAAATAGGACATCATCTGGAGCTGGTACTCCCAAGTATTACGCTGTTTATGACAATGATACTCATATGTTGGCCCCAACCCCGAACGCTGCATTGACTGTAGAGCTCGCATACACGTATAAGCCACCTGTCTTGTCCAGTACGACGACATCGAATTGGGTTAGTCAAAACGCTCCAAACGTGCTTTTGTATGGTTGTGTTTTAGAAGCACTTGGATACTTGAAAGGTCCAGCTGATATGATACAATACTATGATAAAAACTATAATCAGTCTGTACAGGCTCTTGCCACATATGAGATGGGGCGTGACCGTAGAGACGAATTTCGAGATGGCGTTATTCGTATCCCTCTCGAGTCTAGGAACCCATAGGAGATTATTATGGCAATTACACAAGCTGTAGCTAACAGTTTCAAAGTGGAGATCCTGAAAGGCCTACACGATTTTACGGCTACGACGGGGAATGCTTTTAAACTAGCGCTATATGACAACGAAGCAACATTAAGTAAATCAACAACTGCTTTTCAACAAACTGACGAAGTAGGTGCATCAGGCACTTATGCAGAAGGTGGAGGGGCATTAACATCAGTAACACCAACTTTATCTAGTGATACTGCTGTTTGTGATTTTGCAGACATTTCATTTACAAGTGCAACTATTTCTGCACAAGCTGCTGTTATTTACAACAGCTCAACTGTGTCTGGATTAACCACTAATGCAGCCGTTTGTGTTCTTGATTTTGGCGCTGTTAAATCTTCAACGTCTGGCACGTTTACAATTACGTTTCCAGCTGCTGAAGCAACCGCTGCAATTTTAAGAATAGCATAGGAGATAAAACATGGCCTCTATCCAAGGATGGGGCCGAGAAACTTGGAACAGTGGTGCCTGGAACCAGCAAGCACCTGTATCTGTTACAGGTAATGGCCTCACGTCATCTCTAGGTACTGAGACAGTTGCCACTGACCAAAACATATCAGTAACAGGTATTGGACTTACCTCTACAGCAGGGACAGCTGTTGGTACAGGTATAGCTGAAGTAACTCCTACAGGTATTGCACTTACTGCATCTTTAGGTGACGAATCACTTTCAACAGATCAAAACATATCAGTATCTGGATTAGGGCTAACTTTATCTTTAGGTAATGAATCAAGTAGTGTTACAAAAACTACTGGTTGGAACCGTGATACAGATATCAATACTGGTAATTCTATTGGTTGGAGTGAACAGCAGTGGGGCGCTGTAGGTGGATCATTTGCTCTTACAGGTCAAGCTTTAACTGCATCTATAGGCGATGAATCTCTTACTACCGATCAGAACATTTCAGTTACTGGATTAGGCACAACATCTGCACTAGGAACTTTCTCTATATCAGGCGATGGACAAATCACTGTTGTAGCTGGTTCTGAAACAGCCATGCAGTCGGCTGTTGGCACAGCAGAGGCTGATCCTGAATTTGTTGTATTCCCAAGTGGTAACGCTTTAACTTCTGCTTTAGGAACTGTTGAAACTTCTGTTTTTGTTACAGGAGTGGGAATGACAGCAAGCCTTGGTGATGAAACTCAAGAGACAATCTACACGGCTCCAAGCGTATCAGCCACTTCTAATGTTGGAACAGTAGCAGTATCTGGAAGTTCGACTTTGACAGTGACTGGTAATTCTGTTACAAGTTCACTTGGTACTCTACAAGGCACCTTCTGGTCAGAAGTAGACGACTCAAACAGCGATATTAGTTGGACAGAGGTTCACAAAGCTGCATAAAAGTTTTGACAAACTTTAATTTTTAACTTTATATAGGAGATATTATGAGTTCGACATATTCGACAAGTTTGAGAATAGAGTTACAAGGCACTGGTGAAAATTCAGGAACTTGGGGTACTATTACAAACAACAACTTCTCTCAATCTTTAGAGTTTTCTATTGCTGGTGTTGTCGATGTAGCTTGTGGTGACAATGCAGTTACAACTTTAACTAATGCCGATGGACCACAATCGCAAGCAAACAACCAAGCAAGAAACGCACACATAAGATTAACGGGAGCACATGGAGCTGTAAGAATAGCTCAGTTTCCAGCTACACAAAAAATTTATTTAATTACTAACGCAACAACTGATTCTGGATCTTCAGGTCCTTATGCTATGACAGCAAGACTTGGTGCATCTGGTAACACTTTAACAATTGAAAATGGCGCTACTAGACTAGTCGCTACTGATGGAACAAACTGGTATGATGTTTTTGCTGGACCAGGAACAGTTACCGCTCCAGTAGATCTTAACGGTCAAACATTAACTTTAGACGCTGATGCTGATACAACTATCTCCGCAGCTTCTGATGACGTTATTACATTTAAAGTTGCTAACGCAAATCAATTAACATTATCAGATGGTGCTTTATCACCTTCTACAACAAATGATATTGATCTTGGAACAGCATCCTTAGAGTTTAAAGATGCATTCTTTGACGGCACAGTTCGTATGGATGCAATTGGTTTTGGTACTACCTCTATGGCTTTACCAACAGGTGATGGATCTGCTGGTCAGTTTATTAAAACAGATGGATCAGGGACTTTATCTTTTGCAACAGTTTCAACTACAGTAGCATTCGACGATATAACAGCGGGTGACTCAGCAGTAAATGTTACAACTACATCTGGCAATATTACAATTGACGCTCAAGGTAACGACACTGATATTATATTTA